TATATGTGTCCTATAAACGATACATCTAAAGCTCTTTCTAATTGATGATCTTGATGAACCCATGGATCACATGCTAATGGCATCCATATGACAGAAAAACCTTCTTGAACTGCTTTTGATGCTCCGCAAGTATTTTGTGCCATTAAAGGAACAGTAGATGTTTTAGCCATATTAAGTCTATTTTCAAAATCAAGGTGTGTATCTATAGCATAATAGATAGAAGGTCCACTAAGAAAGCGTGGAATATTATAAATTGTACCTGAATCAACTATGAAATAAAAAGCATATTCTTCAGGAATTTCTTTTATTTTAGTATGATCATATTTGTCTACTTCATATCCAAGTTCAAGAAGTGCTCGATGAATGTAAACACCTGTTGTGTATGGAGTATTAATATCATAAATTACTGCTGCTTTCATTATATAAGCCTCACATTCGTTGTTTCATGCAGCACATTTGACATATAGACTTTGAAATAGTCCCAAATGTGTACATTATACTTTTTATTAAAATATTCTAAATTGCTCCAGTAAGGATTTTCCATACATTTGTCTCTTGGAAGAATATTTCCTGCTGTCTGATTTGAGTAATGCACTGTTTTGACTCTAGGAGTAACATAAGATTCAAATCCTGCTTTTCTAATCTGAACTAATAAATCAGCATCTTCCCAATATGCTTGCTTAAAATTGTTATCTATATATTCACCTTTTAACTTATAATTATCAGTTAATTGTAAAATATCTTTTTTTACAAAAAAACAACTTCCATTTAGACCTTTTATTGGATCTCCGCTTGTATTAAAAGTTTGATGAGTTGTATCACAAGGCCATGGACACATTATGGCTGCATCAGAATATTCTTTCCATTGTTCTATAAGCATTTCATCCCAACCATCTACTACCATCTCTACATCATTGTTACACACACAAACTATATTATTTTTAGCAAGTCTAATTCCTATATCCCAAGAAGCTGCTACACCAAGATTTCTATTTAAAGAAACAAGGCCGTCTGCACCCCATGTTTCCATAAGAAGTTCTGCTGTTTTTGGGGGAGTTTCATTATCAATAACAATAATTTCATCAATCAATCTGCTCTTTTCATTAATTGAGCGCAGACATTTGTCTGTATATTCATAATTTCCTAAAACTGGTATAACTATTGATATATTTGTCATACTTTTGGATTATGAGTTCCCCATCTGCTAAAATATAATGCATTATTTTCTTCTTCCCATTCTTTTGGCATGAGTCCTGAACGAGTTGCGCATCCTGTATGGAATACTTTAGATTCTGGAGTTATCATTACTGTCCAATGATTATCTAATAATTTGTTGTTCATGTCCCAATCTTCTTTCCCAGCACTTCCCTTATAACGTTCATCAAATAAACCAATCTTTTTTAATACTGCTCCTCTAATTAGAAAAGGAAGTTCATTGCCTGGACGTTCAGGATTAAGTGGATCACGCATGTTATGTGAAGCTATTCTTCCACATTCTTGATGTTTAAGAAGATAATCTCTCAATCCGTCTAGCCAATATGGCCAAAATGTCATATCATTATGAATCCAACAAATATCATAAAAATTAGATTGATTTTCTTTTGTAAAAAAATATCTTATTCCTGTATTAAGAGCAGTAGACACTCCTACCCATTCATCTATTTCAATCATCGGAATGCCTTGTGCTTTAATAAATTCTCTAGTTCCATCATTAGACATATTGTCTACAACCACTAGTTCATAGTCTTTAGTGTTTTCTATCAAGCTCTTAAGACACTTTTTAGTAAGATCTAAATGGTTAAATGTAGTGAGTATTATTCCAATTCGATTCATAAAAATTTATAATCCTTTACTTTTGGTTTTTGCTGAAAAATATAATTTTGTATCACTTCTGGATATGGACCGTTATAAGGCTGTGCAACAGTCACACGATCACTTATAATATCATCAGGATTACGATTCTCTTTAAGCTTAAATTCTTCACCTGGATTCAAACTCCAGTAAAGACGCCAGTTTCTATATATTTCGTGTTGCGGTTTAGTATATCCATAATGGTGATATTTATAATCACCCATAATTAATACATTAGACATCGGTTCAACATGTTCATGAACTGGATCTATCCATTTTTTACCTGCTTTTTGGAACAAGATGACTCTTGGATCTTTAGATTGATAATGATATAAGTCTAATAAGAAATGATAGAATTCAAATTGGAATCCTTGATAGTGTTTCCATTGAATTAATTGTCTTGCTATTCGTTCAAATAATTCAAAATGCACCTCATCTGAATCCTGCCACAATATCCATTCATTACTTGAATTGTTTAACGCTATGTTTCTTGCACTTGAAAAATCAAATTTGTCATGATAATTCTTATAATGTAAAAGCTTTAATGATCTTCCAGCTAATATATTAGTAATTATTCCAATGTTCGGATTTTCTTTTTCACCTGTATTTATAATAACATGTTCATCTGCCCACAAAGTAGACTTCAAAGCATACTCTAAATATTGTTCTGGCTGTTGGCCAACTATTAAATTAAGACTTATTTTGTTCATATTTGTCTATTGCATCAATTAATTGTTGTGCGCATCTCTGCCATGTCCAATGATCTTTAACCCATTGAGCAGCCTTCTTACCTTTTTCATGAACTTCATCACGATGCTCATAAGCATATCTAAGTAATTGTCTTAAGTGTTCATAATCAGCTTCTGCCCATTGTCCTGAATAGTGTGTATTATTAGAAGGAAAATCTTTAATGTCAACCATTTTATATTTAAGCGCATAATTATATTCAGGGTTCAAATATTCTTTATATCCGCTCCAATCTGTGCAAATGCAAGTTGTGCCTACTCCCATTGATTGCAATCCGCCTAATCCAAAACCTTCTCCTCTAGAAGGAAATACTCCAATATCCCATTCTGACATAAGTGTACCGAGCTCATATGGAGAGACTTTTCTTGTATCATAAACTATTCTTCCGTCATTATTTTTTATATAATTTTCAAGATGATTAATTTCTGTACTATCTTTAAGATATAATTGAACATCATTATTATTAGCAAATTCATCTTCAAAAGCTTTAATAAGCAGTTCAGGATTCTTACGAGGAACCAAACTACCCATTGTGCCAACAATAAATTTGTCTCTCTTTTGTTTTGGTCTATAAAAATAAAACTCTTGATCTACTCCATGATGAAGTATTTCTATTGGAACTTTTACTCCAGCATTTCTGAAGATCTCTATATCAAATTGAGCAGGAACTAATACTAAATTAGATTCATTAAGTGCGCTTGCCCAATCAGGAAGCAGCTGTGTAGATTCCCACATTGTGTACATAGCTTTCTTTTCTTGCGGAATGATACCGTGCTTCTGCCAGAAATGATGCCATATTCCCCAGCAATCATATCTTTTTGGTTTTTCTAAGACATCCATGATCTCATTCTTCATATAATCAGTAGTTGGTTTATAGAATACTGATATATCTATACCAATCTTTTTCAATCCCCAAACCATCATTTGCCCTACATATCCGTATCCTTCATAAAAAGGCATAATCATGTTCCAACTTATAGCTTTATATTCAGGAGTCCAGGTAGCTGGATTAAATTTCTCAATGGGAGCAGCCCATTCATATCCAAACGGTCCTGCTATAAGTTTTTCAGCTAATTTTACATCAGCATAACCTTCATGATTGCGGATATTAATTTGCTGTCCGTCAATGAAAGTAGTTATATTTATATGATTACGATGTTTTATTTTTGCCATTACCATATATGTCCTTGTTCATCAATGTGTCCGCAGTTTACAGAAGTATCTACTAATAATTTTTGTCCAGTTTCTTTTTGTGCACATAAACACATCCATGCATCTTCACCATTTCTTTGAATCCATTTGCTCCAGTTAAAGTCATACTTTTCAAAAATTCTTCTAGAAAGCAAGAGACACCCTGCTCCTGTCCAGTCACATTCTAAAGTTCCAGTGTTTGGCTTTACATCTGAACATTGCTTTCCGATGAAAATTGGAGGCCAAGTTTTAGTTCCTATTCCGTCAAAAACAACTGGTCCTCCTCCCATTACTGACTTAAACCGGTAGAGGCCTGCTGAAGCCTCTCTAACATATCCAGAAAGTCTTGTATATGCAAAGATAGGTAATACATTATCTAAGTCTACAAACCAAACATGAGAGGCACTGTGCAGAGATCTCGTATAATTAAAGATCAATTGTCGTCCTACGGTGATCTTAAAGACACGATTCCAAGCCATATTTTTATCAGCATCCCACTCTATAGTAGTGATATTATAAAATTTTTCTGCATTGTTTTTACACCAAGAAATTATTTCTTCTTTCCACTGTGATAGCGGATCATCTAAAGTGAAAACTAAGTGCATTTTTTCTCGTTGTTCTAAGTTGAGGATTGATTCTGTGTATGTCTTCCAGCAATACAATTTTGTGAGGGCTATAGGAGTTCCAAGTATCACGCTAGGAAAAGGAGCATTCTGTTTGTAGGTCTGTATATTAAGATCGATTTTATTGACGTATTCTATAAAATTATCGTACACGCCAATTAATTCGTATCCATACGGCCCTGACATCATTGCTTTCGCATCTTCAATGTCAACTTCCGCCTGGTGATTCCGAATAGTTATTTGCTTTCCATTAACGAAAGTAGTAATATTCGGATTCTCTAAGTGCTTAATCCGTACTTTATTAAACATGAATGCTCCTTTTTTAACTAGTTACGCTTACGCGCTAAGTGTTGCTTCTAAATTTGTGATCTTTACGATCGCTGCTGTCCATCTGACATTAAATGCGATTCTTTCTGAAGGAACGATTAATAGTTGATCTGTCCAGATTTGATCAAAAGTCTTAAATTTGATTGTTCTTCTGTCTCCGATAATTGGAGTTCTTCTGTGTACTAACAATGCTTCAGTGTAGCCATTTCCTGTTGATCCACCATAAGTGAGATCAGTTGGAAGAATACCGACTGAATAAACATTGATGCCCCAAATTGCCCCAACTTGTCCTGTCTTTAATGCGCC